ATGGATATAAAAGAACTACTTGTAAAGGCTCTTCACGAGAAAGAGAACAAGCGCGGCAGGTCCACGCAGGTTCAAATTGGTCCATCAGAGCTAGGTGGATGTAGACGTAAGGTGTGGTATCGGTTGAATAATCAACCTGAAACCAATGACAACGAGATAAAACTCGCAGCGATTATGGGGACTGCCATTCACGCTGCAATAGAGAATGCGCTTGCCAACAATCAAGATGTACTTCTGGAGAAGACTGTCGAATACGGCGGTATGAAGGCACACGTTGATTGCTTCATTCCTGGGACAGGAGATGTCGTTGACTGGAAGACTACGAAAGTAAAAAACCTTTCTTACTTTCCGTCAGAACAGCAACGCTGGCAAGTACAAGTCTATGGTTATCTGATTGACAAGTCTGGCTTGGGGAAGGTCCAGAACGTGAATCTTGTAGCCATACCTCGTGACGGTGATGAGCGGGATATCCTTGTTCACTCCGAACCATATGACGAGGCCATCGCACTAGAGGCTCTGAATTGGCTAGAAGCTATTCGGACTACACAGGAAGCTCCCGCGCCTGAAAGACACGAGAGTTACTGTGCCAGCTACTGCAAGTTCTATGATGCCTCTGGTGAGATGGGATGCGTTGGTATAAAAAAAGGACTTACCAAGTCTGAGTTACCTCAGCTTGATGACTTTGAGGCTGCGATGGATGCGTTGCATTACACGCAGATAGACACCGAAATAAAAACATTAGAAGAAAAGAAGCAAGCACTACGCGATAAGTTGCTTGGTAAAACTGGAGTTACTACTACTGGATATGAGATCAAGTGGTCTACTGTTCAGAGTAATACCATCGACAAGGAAGCAGTGGAGAAAGCACTGGGCTTTGTGCCGATGAAACAAGGAAAGGAAAGCGCAAGGCTTTCCGTCAAAAAGACTGGAGATAAATAATGGCTGCACCAGAGTCAACGAAGTTTCAAGTAAACTTCAAAGCACCTGATGGAACACTTATCAATTTGTATGCTACTAACAAGGAGGAATTAGAAGCTCTGCTTACAGCAGCGCAAGACTTTTCTGCCCTCATTGGAAGCGTTAGTCAATCATTTGGAGGCGCTGGAACTGCTGCGCCCGTACGTAGTGCTGCGCCAGTAGCATCTGCACCTGCACCACAATCTGGTGGTAATGTCTGTAAACACGGACCGATGGCTTACAAAGAAGGCGTAAGTGCTAAGGGTCCTTGGAAAGGTTATATGTGTGCTGCACCTAAAGGTGCGGTAGACAAGTGTGCAACTATCTGGGTTCGCTAGATGTATGCGAGAGCCTCGTGAATACGAGAATCCTCTCTGCGCTCAATCAGGTGGCGACTTCTGGTTTCCTGAACAAGGACTTGGAAAAGCTCCAGAAGCCGTTTACGCTCGAAGTATTTGTAACAACTGTGAGCATCAAGTTGACTGTGCAGAGTACGGAATCAACAATGAGATTTACGGAATCTGGGGTGGACTTTCAGAGTACGACCGTAAACGGATAAGAAGACAGAGAAATATAGTTTTACGACGGGAGGAAAGTGCTTAGGTTAGACCGCGCTTGGAAGACTGCACATACATTGGCGCAGCCACTTCCGACTGTGTGGAAAGACCTAGACAAAAAGGGCATAAAGTTTCGGCGCGGTCAAGTGTGTATGGTTGCCGCTGCACCTAACGCTGGAAAGTCTATGTTCGCTCTTGTGTATGCTATCAAGGCCAAGGTGCCTACTCTGTTCTTCTCGGCTGATACTGATGCCGCTACTGTGATGCTACGTGCTTCGGCACATCTAGCAGGTCACACCCAAGAAACTGTAGAGAATCAAATCAGCATCAATACTGGTGCTTATGATGAGAACCTACAGGACATATCACATATACAGTGGGTCTTTGATTCATCACCGAACCTTGATGATATTGAGGCAGAGGTAAAGGCCTACATTGAACTCTATGGGATCAGTCCACAACTGATTATCATAGATAACCTGATGAACGTCGTCGCTGAATCTGATAATGAGTGGGCAGGCTTACGTCAAATAATGATGGAGCTACACGATATGGCACGCAAGACAGAAGCCTGCGTGCTTGTTCTGCACCACGTATCAGAACAGAGTGAGTATGGTAAGGATATGACTGAACCACCAGCACGTCGTGCTATTCACGGCAAGGTGAGCCAGTTACCCGCGATGATACTTACTCTTGGCTACAACCCGTTTGAGCATACGCTTCGGGTTGCAGCAGTCAAGAATCGTTTTGGAGAACACCAAGCTGACGGCAAGGATTACGTAGGACTCTTCGTAAACTTTGCTACCTGTCATATCAATGACAGCGATGCTTACGGCAGGATGGTCTACAACTCAAATCTATCGAGGGTTTTATGAGTGTAAAACTAAAACCAGAATATCATCAATACGCTACAACTCAGTTTGATAAGGGTTGGAATGCTGGTCTAGACAGCGCATATAAATATCATATGAGTTATCTAGCAGCAGAGTTAGAGAAGGCTGGTTTTCCTGAAGCAGCACAATACCTGAGAGGTCGTAGTGAGCAGCTATAACAAAGCCAAGGGATCTAAGTTTGAGACGGATGTAATGAAATACTTACGCAAACTTGGTCACTTTGCTGAACGCCTAGCCAAGGCTGGGGCCAATGATGAAGGTGACATCGTTACCATAATCGCAGGTCAGACCTATATTCTGGAGTGCAAGAACCGTAAGTCAATCAATCTTCCGCAGTTCTGGGCAGAAGCCCAGACTGAGGCAGCCAACTATGCGAAGGCTCGTGGACTACCCGTCAACCCACCAGCCTTCGTCATAGTCAAACGCAGACAACACGGAGTGGAGAAGGCTTGGGTAATCCAAGACCTAGACCAATGGCTATTAGATAGGAGTAAGTGATGCCAATACCAGAAGGACATATCACCACCAGTAAAATCTGGACAGGTGAACCGCAGGATGTGCAACTACCAGAAGAACCAACAGAGGTAGAAGAGAAAGAAGAAGAGAGAGAAGAATGATTGAAGATATTTTAGTCACTCTTATAGCGCCTATTTTATTTGTCTTTACTCTGGTTGCTTTAGTTGGAGTTGGCTTGCTTGCGTTACAATCAAACACCTATAAATATAACTGCAATCTAGCGTATGGTCCAAGTCTAAAGACAACGTTACTTATCAGTGATGGAGACTTTGCTTACGACCCAGAAGCGTTTTGTTCAAGGCTCAAAGCCAAGATGGAGGAAGAATGATTTGCAGTAAATGTATGTGGGCAGGTCACCACAACACTATCGGTAAGTACGATATGGCTAAAGATTTTCACCAGAACTGCGAAGGAGATTGCGGATGCCAGCACAAGACTGGTCCAGGGTGGTTCGTACGAAGAGGACAAAAGCCAACTCCGATGCAAACACAGTCTCCATAGCTGAAGTAGTCAGGCACTTTGGAGGAGAGGTAAAAGAGGGGCGCAACATATCGGTGCGCTGTTGTATGCACGATGACTCTCGCAAGAGTGCAGTCATCGATACGTATAACAATCTGTATTACTGTCACACCTGTGGCAAGGGTGGCAATGCGGTCAATGTCATTATGGAATTAGAGAATGTGGGGTTCAAGGATGCTCTCGCAAGAGCAGGCGAAATCGTTACAGGAGGCGGCTCATCATTACGCGGAGGCAATAAGCGACGAGGCTCTAGCCTATCTCGCAGGACGTGGAATATCTGAAGAGGTTGCTGCTCGCTATCGCCTTGGCACTATCACCGATCCGATAGAGGGACATCAAGGATACGAGGGATGGATTTCTATTCCATACTTCACAGCGTTAGACATCTGTGTAGGTTTCAAGTTCAGAAGACTTGATGAAGGAAAGCCTAAGTATGGTTCACCAGTAGGACAGAAGTCTCATCTGTTCAATGTCATAGCAACGATGTCACCAACAAAGAGTATCGTTATCTGTGAGGGTGAGTTCGATGCCATCATTATGGATGCAGTCGTAGGTATACCAGCAGTAGGAGTTCCAGGAGTTGCTGCGTGGAAACCTTTTTATACAAAGTTATTCAATGGTTTTGATATGGTTTATATCCTTGGCGACAATGATGTCAAGGAAGACGGCACCAATCCTGGAGCTGAGTTCTCTAGGCGTGTCGCAGGTGAGGTACTAAACTCACAAATAGTACAATTACCACCAGGTATGGACATAACAGACTTCTATCTGGTGAATGGAAAAGAAGCAACAGCCAACCTAGTAGGAGGAGTAGCGTGAGTGAGCAAGAAAAAGGACATCGAAGAGGCAGTCAGATTATTGACGGATATGGGGATGATAGTAGTCTCGATAGATTACAAGACTGGGATAATAACCTGCCGTCCGATGCCAGCAAGAGAATAAACGAAAAGTTTATTGAAGATATGTGGCGAGTGTTTGATACCGCTGGAACGATTCTGCTTCGTAAGCACAACGATTACGGGCCCCTCAATGTGGCACGTTCTCCTGGTGGCCCACTCAATGGTCTTCGTGTAAGAATGTGGGATAAGGTAGCGAGGATAAATAATTTACTTGATAATGGAGTGAAGCCAAGTAACGAATCACTTCGAGATTCCTTTGTAGATTTATTGAACTACTCTGCCATTGCGATTATGGTGCTCGATAAGAACTGGCCCGAGCTTCCTAATGACTGAGAAGTATTCGTGGTACAAGGCGGCGCTGCGCCGCAAGAAGATACAAGAAGCAAAGAGACTGAAGGCTGCCCGTTACGTTGAAGAGATGAATAAGAGAGCCAATGAGCGAACTACATCCAGCAATCCCTGACATAACAGCCAGCGTAGCCAACGTTATTGTGCGTAGGTTTCGTGGGTATGTGGATCGAGAAGATGTTATCCAAGAATGCTACTCGTGGTATTTATCTAGAGCAACTCATCTAGACGGACTACTGAATGAAGAGTCCACAGTCCAGCGAGTCATCAATGAGAAGCGTATCGCGTGGCAGATGAAGCGCAGTGCTGAACGCTACGCCCGCAAAGAAAAAGCTGTACGCACAGGATATAAACCAGGGGACGAAGCCTTCTACGATACTGTCGTCATAGCCCAGCTCTTACCCCACGTCATAGCATCGGTAGTAGATAACACAGTGTTGGAACAGGCACAGAATCTCATCAACGATGGGCAACCAAAGAAGCAGTCTGCTCCTGCTGAAGGTGGCAACCTACTTGCCACGCTTATTGACATCAAGAAGGCATACCTCAAACTAGATGTGGTGGATAAAGATATTCTCATCAAGAGATACCACGAGAACCTTACTCTTCAAGAGTTAGCTTCATACCTAGAGTGCGCCGTCTCTACTGCTGATCGTAGATGTCAGAATTCTCTACGCAGATTACAGAATAATCTCGGTGGCGAAAGTCCTTATCAGTGATCTACGAATATAAATGTCCGAACTGCTCGGTTACCTCTTTCACTGAGCGTTCAATCCACGCCGAAGCTAGCACTCCCTCCTGTGCTGACTGCGGTGAACTAATGAATAGAGTCTGGTCCTCTCCCCCGATTGCCTTCAGGGGATCAGGCTTCTATTCAACTGATAAATAAGAAAGCCCCGCCGAAGCGGGGCTACTTACGCTGGTCCGAAAGAGAGTTAGAACCAGCAGTCTTATTTTACATCAGTAATGGTTGTGTCGGTTATGATAGGCGAGAGCTTTGCAAGGCGTGCCGAAACGTACATACACGTAGCGTAAGCCTCGCAAAGTTTGGACTGCAGGATCGTTAGATCGCTCTCCAAGGAGTTGAGCAATTCCGAAAGCTGTTGAAGTTGGGTTTTGTGCGTAGTGATCAAACCTGCTCTCTTTGGTCCATAAAGCGAGAAGGCATTTCCATTCTCCTCCTCGCCAACCAAACGCAGCCCAAGCATATTCTTTTGCGATCCTTTTATTTTCACGCTTCTCCTCCATCGTTGCTTTCTTTCTCTCCATTACTGTTGGTTTCGATGGATCTAAGTACGGCGTGCTGGCGTGTTCCAATTTGTACAGTGTCAGGAATGCCAGCAGGGCCACCAAGATCAGGCCACGCTTTACCTTCCGCTTTATCACTCGCCATCTCCTCCTCTAGTAGATTTCTATACTGATCGGGGTAAGCCTGGGCGAGCTTCACCAAGGCCCTATCTCGCGCTCGTCTATAGTTGCGCTGAAACGTGGCTCTCTTAGCCGCGCTAATAGTTCTTCTTTCAAGGTCGCTCATTGAGCTTATCCTCCCACACTATAAGTAGATACGCCAAAATAGTAGCTGCAATTACTCCCAGGAATATCACGCTCCAAACCTCCCGCTCATCAGGGCAGCCAGGACTACATTGGTAACGTCTATCTTATCGGTAACTAGGCGTGGATCCTCGCCGTCCTCCTCGTCCCACACTGATACGAAGATAGTGCTGTCCAAGCCTTTACGAAACCAGGTGATAGCTTCACTAGGAGCCGATCCTCCCCAAGCAATATCTCCCTTGCGGTCCATTACTTCATAGAAGTTTATTAGTTTCACTTTTCTCCTCCTTATATTTGATTAGATTCAATTCATTCAAGGCCGAAACCATTCTCATTAGATTAGCTCCCGCTTCCTTACTGTCTCCCTCGACCATCTGCTTGATTGCTAGATTGCGGCATAGGTCTGCCTTCGCTTGATAGTATTCCTTATTCATTCTCTTTCCCCTTCCTCAAAGTGGTCGTCACAGAAATAGAAAATATCTACTTCATTCTTGCAGTTATCCGCTTTACACTTACTCACTTTCTTCCTCCATTCTGATGAGATCATCGATCTCTGGACCATAGGCCAGAGCTTTAGCCTTCTCGCTTTCTTCCCCACACGGGGTTTCGGCGTGCTTAGTTAGCGTGCGATCGGAGAAAGTCCAGCCGCAGACTCCACACTTAGGCATTGGACTCACTCTCCTTCTCTCTTTCTAGCGCTTCGTATTCTTCCTGCTCCTTATCACGTGGATCTTTGGTAAGCCAGCGATCCAATGGTGACTGCTTCATCGCCCATTCTCCTTGCATTCATTACAGATAACTCCCTGGCCGATACGAATAGTAAAGCTGGGTAATCTCTCGCCATTACTTAGCGTGATATACAGCGCTTCATTGGAATTGCACGCCATACAGGTAAGTTCTCTTTTCTTTGTCTTAGGCATTCTCTTTCTCTCTCTTTCTGGTGTTTATTACAGGAGCGATCTGCTCCCCGCCGCGCTCTCCTTATCGGAAAGCACGACAGGCAGCCTACCGTATGCGCTTACGTAAGTATATTAGCGACACTGCCAGCGCCACGCCAGCCCATATCCAGAATTGCAACATAGCTTTCCAGCCTGCTACGTGCGTACCGAAAAGAATACCCAGGATCTCGCTCACTCTCCTCCTCCTTCGCAATTTATTGCGCGAGCAACTTCTTCACAATTTACAGCGTGCGCGATCTTATCCATTGCTTCACGATACGACAGGGCAGATCCTTCTCCCTTTCGCCCGTTCATAGTCCAATAGGTAAAAGTAAATACATCGCTGCCGCTAGGTCTGTAGATCCCATAATCCGATAGCAGTGGAATGCTATATAGGCACGTGCAGCTAGGCAGCGGTCCGCATTCCTGGCATTCATCGAAGTATTCTGTACTAGTAAATTGGCATTCTTCTAACGTATGCATTACTCACCGTCCTCTTCGCATAGAAAGCCACAGCGGAAGCAGCGCTCTCCCCTGCCGAAGTGATCGAAGCCTAGGTGTTGCACTGTCCGCTGCTCTTCTTCTGTCGGATAGTGCTCTCTCATAACTTCCCAATAGTCCGCAGGATAGGCGATCTCGTATCCCGTAATTGTGTATTTAGCTAACGTATCCATAGCCTTACTCTCTTTCTCTCTCCTGGTCTAGGTTTAGATCCAGGCCGCCGCGCTCTTCCCCGTAGAAAGAAGAGCGCGACAGTCCGCGCCTAAGCCCTAAGCCTGCGTACGCATAGGCATTAGCAGCGCACGCCAGGCCACTTTCTCCCCGTTTAGGTGTATCCCGATAGGCTTCCGCTCGCCATAGAAGGAGACAGTCACGCCAGCAGATCCCTTGCGGCCTGCCAGCTTCTCCACTTTCGCATAATCGGCGAAGAATGCAGGGTTGAAAGTAATTTTATCCACTGCAACGGGATCGCCAGCCTGGAATAATTGAGCGTGCGGCGGGTAATTGCAGTCCCACGTGCGGGCCGTGAGACTATCGCCTGCCACTGCCACGCTTACGAGATCTCCGACGCGGTTTATTGTGACAGGCATACGGTCCAGGCTCTTAGCCTTCAATAGGTCCAGGATCCGCTTTATATCTGCCAGGCGTAGGATCGTCTCGCCTAGCTCTCCTTCACTTTCCACGCTGCCTTCAATTAGACGATAGCGGTCCGTTGCGACAGCGTACAGCCTGCCGCTCTCGCTGTATATCTTCACGCAATTCAACGCGGGGAGATCTTCCTTCGTGTGGGCCTGGGTAGCAGCGCCAGCTAATAGCTCGCGCACGCTTTCCGCGCTTACGGTAAGCGTGTCTGCTTTCTTCTCTGTAATTGTGCTCATTGCTTTCTCTCTTTCTTTATTCCCTGGCGATCTGCCAGGGCCTAGCGGTTAGGCATAGGCCACAGCGCACGGGATACCGTGCGCCATAGTCCAGGCCTAATCTAATTGCGCTCTCTCTGATAGGTCCAGCGTGCAGCCGTGACACGTGCAGCCTGTCGGATAGGTAGCAACATCCAGGGCTTTACGCGCCTGGCGTAGGCTGTCGTAATACTTGATCGAATAATCTTCGTGCTCCCTGGTTATATGTCCCCATTTACAAATCGTCACCAGCTCATATTCGCGTGGCGTGTCGCTGTCTCTCTTATTGGACAGTATTACGGCCAGGCCTTCATCACTTTCGCCCGCTTCTTTCAATAGGGCCACGTGGGAGATTTTGGACCTAAAGAAGCGCATAGTGTCGGGACTAAAAAAATGGCCTTCTGTCACGCTGTCGAGATAGTGTTCTCCCTGGTGATAGGCGCGGCTAACAATAGGCAGCACGCGGCGGCAGCCGTTACACGTGCAAGCGAAAGTGATCTTTTTTTCTGTCTCTGTATTCATTCTTTTAGCTCTCTTTTCTACGGTGTAAGCGCGGGAGCGCTCACGGTTAGGAGCAGAATAACACGGGAGCCTACCCTAGGCAATAGGGGCCGCATTCTTTTCTTTCCAGCGTGTCGGAAGCTGCCAGGCCTGTCGGATCCAAGGAAGCGCCAGGGCCGTAGCTTTCCAGGGTCCAGGCCTGGAAGATCCAGGGACCAGGCGAAAGAGTGAAAGCCTGGTGGGTAATGGCCTAGATCCAGCGGCGGCGCGGAAGCTGGAGACAGTGAAAGCGGCCTGGAATTGCAGGCGTTTATTAGTGGCGAGAAAAGAATTGTTAGGTGAGAGAGAGCGCCGAAGGGGTAGTCAGCCCCACCACTTTCCCCCACTATCCCCCACGCTAAGTTATCCACAAGGTTATCCACACCTGTGGATAGACCTGTGGAAAAACCTACCCCACGCTTTTTACGCACGCGTGGGGCCGTCTGTAGTACCCACTACAAATATCTCCACTAAAGTGGATCCATTTTCCGTATTGTCCGTATTGTATAGTTATATCTGTGACGTTAGTCACAAATATAAAGATTTTTGAAAGAAAAGCGGGAAACCGCTTTTTTTTCCTGCCTAATACAGTATAGAGGAGCAAATGCGGGGCGCACTGGCATTTGCGACGCTACGCTCACGCTACGCCCGTTAGGGAGGTAGCAGTGAGCGCTCCTAGCGGAGCGAGGCCGAATCGTATGATGAGGCTCAAGCGGAGCCTCTTTTAGTTGGGTGTATTCTGCCCAGAACCCGTTAGGATGAAATGCCAGAGAATACCTCCGATATAGCCAAGCGAGTTATCCTATCTGCTATCGCAGAAGGTATGACGGTAGAGCAGGCTGTCGCTTCTGCTGGTAAGAGCTACAAGTCCTATGAGTATTACCGCCGTACCGATCCCGCTTTCAAAGATAAAGTTGATAGAACCCGCCTAGGTTTACGTGGGGCTTCCTTTATAGAGAAGACCTTAGATGAACTGACCTTTGCTCAGTTCCGTGAACGCTTCCTGCGTTCCAGAACCTTTCCACATCAGCAGAACCTGATAGATGTTATTGAAGGCAGAGACCCCAGTTGGCTCCATCCGTCAATGAAGTACGAAAAGGGTCTGGCAGATAACCGTATCCTTATCAACATTCCTCCCAACCACGCCAAGTCGATTACGGTCACCGTTGACTACGTTACGTGGAAGATTGTCAATAACCCGAACTTTAGAGTTCTCATAGTTTCCCAAACCCAGCGTCTAGCCGCAGACTTCCTTTATGCTATCAAGCAGCGACTGACGCATCCAATGTACGAAGAACTACAGCAGGCATATGCCGCTGGGGTTGGGTTCAAATCTAAGACAGCCTCCTGGCAGGCTACCCGCGTCACCTTCGGTGATGAACTCAGAGAGTCATCTGAGAAGGACCCAAATATCGAGGCAGTCGGTATCGGCGGTCAGATTTACGGTAAACGTGCCGATATGATCCTGATAGATGACGCAGTTACCTTGTCTAACGCAAATGACTTTGAACGACAGATCAAGTGGCTTACCCAAGATGTACGATCCCGTCTCAACCCGACAGGCAAGCTCATCGTTATCGGTACCCGCGTATCTGCTGTAGATTTATACAAAGAACTACGTTCTCCCGATAGATACCCTGGTGGCCTTGTCCCTTGGACCTATTTAGCGATGCCAGCCCTATTGGAAGCCAATGAGAACCCCGATAAGTGGGTCACTCTCTGGCCTTATTCAGACCAACCCTTTGATGGTCAACCTGAAGAGCAGAAGACAGAAGAAGGCTTGTGGCCTAGATGGAATGGGCGCAACCTTTACAACGAGCGTCAGGCTATGGACGCTAGTACGTGGGCTTTGATTTATCAACAGCAAGATATATCTGATGATGCAATCTTTGATCCAGTCTGCGTGAAAGGCTCCATTGATGGAATGCGAAAAGCAGGTCGATTGGTGCCTGGCAGTCCAGGTCATCCCAAAGACCTCAACGGTTTCAGTTTTGTTTGTGGACTGGACCCAGCAATGGTCGGAGACACAGCGGCAGTATGTTATGCGGTTGATAGGACTTCTCATAAGCGCTACATTGTGGACGCTATCAAGATTACGCGTCCTACGCCTGCACAAATCCGACAACTCATTACCGATTGGACTAACGTATATGCACCATCGGAATGGATCGTGGAGCGTAACGCCTTTCAATCTTTTCTCACGCAAGATGAGGGAATTAGACAATTCCTTGCATCCAAAGGAACTGTCCTAAGAGAGCACAACACTGGTAATAACAAGTGGGATGCAGGTTTCGGTGTGGCTTCTATGTCCACACTCTTTGGAACCAAGCAACCTGATGGAAAGCATCACAGAGATAATCTGATTCATCTTCCATCTGACCAGACAGAAAATATCAAGAGTTTGATAGAGCAACTTATTACCTGGTCACCTACCACTAAGGGTAAGACCGATATGGTGATGGCCTTGTGGTTCTGTGAAATCAAAGTACGTGAATGGCTCAACCAAGGCATTCACCAGACGCATCATCTCAAGAATCCATTCTTATCACGTTATGAAAAAGGCAAGCGAATGGTCATCAATATCGATGAACTACTTGCTGAAAAAGACAGACAGTTCATCTAGGAGAACCAAGTGCTTACAGTCAAAGAGGTAGTCGCTAAGGTATCGCGTCTTCAAACGAAGTACGCTGCCCGCGACCAGCGTATGCGCGACGTGCTATCCGTGCGTCAAGGTGACATTAGCAAGGTTTATCCTGCGATGTTCTCAGAGGAATATCCCAAGCCTCTCGTTGCTAACTTCGTAGATGTTGCAGCTCGTGACCTCGCTGAGGTTATGGCTCCGCTTCCATCGTTCAACTGCGCTGCTACCAATATGGTTTCAGACTCAGCACGTAAAGCCGCAGATACTAGAACCCGTATCGCTAACCATTACATCTCAATGTCAGAATTACAAATCCAGATGTACAATGGTGCTGATTGGTTCAATACCTACGGTATGTTGCCAGCAATCGTAGAGATGGATTACGAGACAAACAATCCTCGTATCCGCTTGCTCAATCCATTTGGTGTTTACCCAGAGATTGATAGATTTGGTCGTACAATTTCTTTGACTCAGGTTATTCAAACTGATGCTGAAACATTGGCATCGCAGTACCCAGAGTTTGCTTCCCAGATTATGCCTAAGACTTCTTTCACAATGGGCAGCCCTTACATTTCAATGGTTCGTTACCACGACAAAGACCAAGATGTTGTCTTCTTGCCAGATCGTGAGAACTTAGTTTTATCTAACTTGCCAAACCCAACTGGCAAATGTATGGCTCGTGTTGCTGTCCGTTCATCTATTGATGGAGAAGCACGCGGTCAGTTCGATGACATTTTGGCTGTACAACTTGCTCGTGCTCGCTTTGCTGTTCTTCAAATTCAGGCAGCAGAGAAATCAATTCAGGCACCTATTGCTATCCCGCAGGATGTACAAGAACTTGCTCTCGGTCCTGATGCGATTATGCGTTCTGCTAATCCACAAGCAATCCGTCGTGTACCGCTAGAACTTCCTAACGGAGTCTTTACAGAGTCTGGTGTACTAGAACGCGAACTCCGTCTTGGCGCTCGTTATCCAGAAGTACGCTCAGGTAACATTGACGCATCAATCATCACAGGTCGTGGAGTTCAAGCGCTACAAGCTGGCTTTGATACTCAGGTTCGTGCAGCACAAGCACAGTTTGCACGCCTATTTACTGAACTTGTTTCTCTCTGCTTTGAAACAGATGAGAAAATCTTTGGCTCTATGACCAAAGAAATCAAAGGCGTTGATGATGGTACGCCATTCAATATGAAGTACATCCCAAGCAAGGCTATTGCTGGTGAGTATGGAGTAGATGTTCGTTACGGCATTATGTCTGGTATGAATCCAAACAATGCCATCATTGCTTTGCTACAGATGCGTAGCGATAAACTTGTAAGCCGCGACTATGTACGTCGTGAGATTCCAATGGAGCTAAATGTCACTCAAGAAGAACAGCGTGTGGATATTGAAGAGATGCGCGATTCTCTTCGTATTGCTGTTGCTCAATACGCCCAGGCTATTCCTGCGATTGCAGCACAAGGTCAAGATCCTTCTCAAATCGTTTCCAGAATCGCCGAAGTAATCAAGGGCCGTCAAAAAGGTTTACAGTTAGAAACAATCGTGGAGAAGGTGTTTGCACCAGAGCCACAACCAGAAGTGCCAATGGGCGAACAAGTTCCAGCAGCAGGTATGGCCCCCGTTCCTGCCTCGCAGCCAACTCCAGAACAAATGGGTGCGGCCCCTGCTGCTGGCGCTCGTCCAGATATAGCAACTCTACTCGCATCTATTGCAGGGTAAGGGAGGTGTAATATGAAAAAAGGTGGTCGCGCAAAGGCTTCGGTCCAGAAGCCAACTGAAGGCTCAAAGAAGGCTCCAATGCCAAAAGGCGGAAAGCTAGAACTTGGCTATGCAGGCAAAGCTCGCAAAGGCAAGAAGGCTTAGTGTTATTTGAAAGGACAGAGCGTGGACGAAGATAAAGACTATGTACCACGTTCTGTCACTTTCGCAGATTTTTTAGTAGTCATATCAGGATTCGCAGTAAACATAGTTAGAGCCATAGAGATGCTCACTTCAGAATTATTAGATTTAGCAGTGTATAACGCAAATAGAAAAACAAAAGTTTCCAGAGTGTGGGAACAATTCACATCAGATTTAGAGAAGATGGAGGACAACAATGGCTGAACAACCAATGAATCCGTTGGCTGGAGTCGCAGGTCCTGGACCATTTTCCACACGCACAGATCAACTCAATTTCCAATCAGATTACTATGGTCAAGGTATTGAGAATAAAATGCTCAGAGAAGCGCAACCTCTTGCAAAGACACCAGATGTTCGCGGTGCTACTGCTACAGAAGTCCGTCAAGCAGCAACACGTGAACCAATAACAGAACTCTATGCTCCATCACAGCGTAAGGATGAACCTGTTACTTCAGGTATTGCACAAGGCCCTGGCCTGGACCAGAAGTTCTTGGTGCTAGACAACAGACAGAATCGCTTTCATCCATCCTTGCCACAATGGTTCAATACGATACCAATGGAGAAATTGCTGCTTTATACGAGCAGGCCGTAGCTAGAGGATTGTAATGTCCCAGAATATCAACAAGGGAAACATTTACCAAGCTGCCAAGCGAGCCAATCTGACTCCTCAACAGACTCAGAAAATAAACTCATTGACAGATATGTATTCACAGCACGTGCGACTCAATAACCTGCCGCCATCTGTTGGTGCATATGAGTTTAGTCAGTTGCCTATTGACCAACAAAAGGCACAAGCAGATTTCTTTGGTGGCATTGATGACACAGATCCCAAGCGTGGATTCATTGGTCAAGCCGCTTATATTATTTCGCGTCCTATCGTAGAGCCAGTCAAGGCTGTATTCAAGGCAGCAGGTTGGGCATCAGACCAAGTAACTCGTGCATATCGTGCTGGAGCTATTGGTATCTCACAAGGTGTAGATATTGCAGATGCGTGGAAGAAATCTGGCGCTAACGGCGAGCAAGTATTTGACCCAGGTAGAATCCAAAAGGTTGAAGAAACCTACGGACGTGACCGCGCAAATATCGCTAAGAAGATTTCTGCAGGTATTCCGCTAGACCAAATCATTCGTGAAGCACAGACTGAGAATGAGAAGGCTCTCGCATTTGCCGCTGGCTCCAAAGAAGGCGACAAACTTACAGAAGAAGCAGTAGCAAAAGTCAATGCTGCTAAGTATTCTCCAGGTCGCCAACTTGCTAATGCTTTTTTACCAGATGACCTAGAAGGTAAGTCTGGACTTTATTCGTGGATTTCAGGAACTGCAGATGCTGCATTTCGTATCTTCCTAGACCCAACAATCTTGCTTGGTAAAGCACGCAAGGGTTATCTAGGTATGAAGTATGCTCTTGATAAGACAGTCGGTACTGCTGAAAAAGTAGAAGATGCTTTCAAAAACAGAGGTATTGAAAACTTCTGGACAGAGTTTACAAAGAGTACAAAAGATTTACGTGATGCTCGTCGCAACGGAGATGAACTGGGTATTGGTCGTGCCACTGGAAGATTACGCACTCTCAATCCAGCTTTTACCGAGAACGGCGTAGATAGTGCTCTTATCAAGTTTGCCGATGAAGACTTTGGTGGAATTATTGATGTCAATACTGCCAAGGCTTTTCTATCTAACGCACAACGCATTGAGCCGATTTTCTATGGACAGCCTGGTTTCAGAACCAAAGTTATGCCTATCTTGTCGCCAGCACGCAAGGCTAAACTTGCGGTCTATGACAAAGCTGGAGCAGTCTTTGATCTCAATAAAGACTCTGCAAACTTCCTGCGTAACATCGTATTTGATGAGGCAGATGCCCAAGGCATTTCAGGAGTAGAAGCAGCACGTCGTTCTATTATGGGACGTGAAGGTGAGTCCGCTATTGCGGCAGGTGCTCGCACCGCAGAGCGTATATCTAAGGCAGAGTCAGAGCAAAAGTTGGCTCGTTTTTCTATCGCAGGTATCAATAAACGCCTAGATAATTTTACTCGCAAGTTTGCTCTCATTCCAGATATGGATGAACTAGGCAACTTCACATCAGAGAAATCTGCTTTGGCATTCGAGCGTTATGCTCGCATAGTTTACGGTCGTTATTCAAGTCGTATTCTTGGTGATATTTACAAGCAAGCCAACATCGGTCAACGTCGTGAGATGTTCATTGGTCTGCAGTCTGCCGTAGGTGAACTACGTGGATTGCGTGGCACACAGGGTGGACGTAGACTTCTAGATTCTCTTGGTGCAGTAGGCCGTGATGCCGTCTATACCAACCGCGCTATTACACCAGATAACCCAGATGGAATCATTCCGTCACAAGTCAATGGCGTTGATTCTGCTGCATATGCCTATCAACTCAATGACCGACTAGCGTTTATTACTCCAGAGCAACTAGATAAGTTTGGTGCTCGTGATGGATTCTTAGCACGAGTCTGGGGTGCTCAGTACTCCAAGGCTGCAGACGATGCAGTATCCACATTCGTTACAGGTACTCTTGCAGGTCCTCGATTCCCGCTACGTAACGCAATCGAAGATTATCTATTCGGTCTTGCTAACGGACGTGGAGCAATTCGCAGCGTTAGAGATATTGTCAAGGCACGACAAATTGCCAAGAAAGTTATCCAATCTAGCGAAGATTTGAACTTTGCAGTTCTCAACCGTTATGCCAAGGCTAAAGATACGGACAATCTATTAGCCCGTATGAACGCTATTGATAACGGATCAGAACTACGTTGGAACGCTACAAATAAGACGTGGGATAAAGTAGAAGACGTATTCAAGTCACCAGCCCAAAAGGAAGAAGCCAAGCGTAAAGTTATGGCTGAAGCCCTTCTTCGTGAGAACTTCAATGATGCACAGATCGGCAAGTTCGGTAGCGACTTTGACCGCTATGCCTATGAGTTTGCAATGTTCGGTGACTATGAGAACCTTCTCAAGGGTGCATCAGAAGGCGCATACAACCTCAATGCTGGTAATGACTTCTTCTCTCGCGCAAAGCGCCTTAGCCGTAAACACGGTAAGGTCGTAGACTTTGAGGTAGATGGCGAGGCTTACAAGCGTGCGTATGGTTCTTTCACAGAACTCTCACCACTAAGCCAAGAAGGTCGTCTTGCTTGGGCTTTCCAGATTGCAGCCAAGGCAAATGATGAAATTGGCTCTGAAGGATTGAAACTTCTTGCCCAATATAAGGGTGATCGCACAGGATTTATCAACGCTCTTGCTAAGAAGATTGATACAGATGAGCGTATTTCCAAGTTGAAGCCACGTTTTGACCGCTATGTTGACGAGACATACACATCTCAGCAGCACGCAGCAGTCATCTATGATGATTTGGCTACGATGCTTGGCAAAGCAGATGGAAACATCAATGAAGATTTGCTCAATAAGCTGGTAAGCCTCAAGGATGATGGCGATTACGCTATCAATATGAAGGATTTCAAACTTGAGTGGCTACCAAAGACACGTGCAGATGTACCAGCGACCATCAGTGGACCGCTTTTTATCCCAGCAACACAGTCAAAGAACATTATCTCTGACCTCAATACCCGTCTATGGGACTGGCTTGGCGATGCAAACGCACGTTTGTCACGTGACCAGCTAGTTCTTGACGCTGCCTTTGATATTCGCAAGGAACTACAGCCATATCTTGATGATCTATCTAAGAAGGTAGGCGAGAAGGCTGCAACTCAGCAAATTATTGAGATGTCGCAAAACCTTGCTATTGAACGAGTGATGGCGTTCGTAGATAATCCAGCCGTTCGTACGCAAATGGCGTGGTCTATGCGTAACTTTGCACGTTTCTATCGTGCGACTGAAGATGCTTACCGTCGTGCATACCGTACAGCTAAGTACAATCCAGAGGCTTTGCAGAAACTTGCTTTGACTTATGAAGGTGTAAGCCACTCAGGATTCGTACAACGCGACGACCAAGGTGAGGCTTACTTCATCTACCCAGGTTTGGCTCCAGTTTACGGCGCTGTAAACAAGATGCTCAACGTCTTTGGTCTTGGAGACAAGTTTGTAGCTCCAATGCCATTGCAGTTTGGTTCATCTCTCAAGATGCTCACACCATCTGCAAACCCTGATTCGTGGTTGCCTACATTCTCAGGTCCGCTATCTGGTCTAGCACTCAAGACTATCTATAACATCGCAGGTTTTGCTTCAGAGTCTGACATTCCAGTAATGGCTAAGGTTGCCAAGGAAATCAAACTCACAGAGCGTTATACCCTTGGCGATATTGGAGAAGGACAATCGTTCTTCCAGTCAGCACTGCCTGGTCACGTCAATCGTCTCCTTGCCGTAATGGATAAGGATGAACGTGACAGCCAATACGCCTCAGCATTCCGCAAAGCAGTTACTTATTTAGAGGCAGGCGGTCACACACCATCTGCAACAGCAACTCCTGGTGAACTTATTGAATACCAGAAGAAGTTGAAGTCAACCATTACTGCAATTCTAGGTACTCGTTTCGTTCTAGGCTTTATCTCACCAGCATCACCTACAACAACACTCAAGAGCGATATGGCTGAGTGGGTTCGTGAGAATGGTCGCGTCAACTTCAAGCAAGTATTCTCTAAGTTGATTGACCAGTACAGCGATACCAATGATCCTGTTGGAAATGCTATGCGTGATTGGGTCAAGTATTACCCAGAACAAGTTCCATATGTTATCAATGAGTCCGACCCAGTATTCCAAGCACGAGTCAAGACATCCAATGCCGCAGCAAACTGGGTGGATAAGAACAGCGAACTCATCAAGAAGTACCCAGAAGGTGCAGCATTCTTGATGCCACAGTCTGGAACATTCTCGTGGGAGGCTTACCAGTTCCTCAAGGATAACGGATACCGCGAGACTAAACTCGTTGGTGACTTCCTCAAGGAAACTTTCGTAGCAAAGTCCAAGCAGTTCTATTACATCCAGCGCGATGTATATGAAGAAGCACTCAAGAACGCTGGAACTGACCGCGAGCGCAAGCTAATCAATGAGCGTTGGGATGCTTGGTCCAAGGAGTTCAAGCAAACCAGACCGCTTCTACAAGAAGAGTTTGCTAACTCAGCAGCTAATAATGTCAAGCGTATGGCTGCCTACACGGATCTCAAGAAGATGCTTGATGAAACTAAGATAGCCTCACCAGCAACTTCAGCAATCCGTAAGATGGTTCAACTATATGAAGACTATAAGTTGCAGATTGATACGGTCTATAACAGCCGTAGCGAATCAGACATCAGGTCACGAGAGATTCTTCGCACAGCAACACTTTCAGAAATGCAAGATATTGCAGCAACAAATCCAAACGCCAGCGGTGTTTATGACATCCTGTTTAGTAACTTCTTGAGAGGAGACTAAGTGAGCCTACAAGGTTTTGACCCAACAGGTCGTGCTTCTGGTACTGGCATCATTACATCATCCACACCAGATCCAAAGGGCGCACGAGTCCCACTTGCAGGTGGTCTTGCAAAGCAGTCTCAGTTTACTGTCTCAAGCCAAAAGCAACTCATTGAGCAGTACCGCAAGATGTCTCCTGCTATGCGTCGTGCTTTGTCACAAAAACTCAAGGATGCTGGCTATCAGACACCTGTTACTGACCAATACAATGCCGCAGTACGCCAGGCTTTCTTAGATGCTTCAAGCGACCTTAGCGCTGAAATCAATTACCTTCGTACCAACGATCCTGCTGCTCTTGAAGAAGGTAAGATTGACCTTGAAACATTCCTTGGTCAGCGTTCTGCTGGCGCTGGTAAAGAGGGTCGTAAACCATCCAAGTACATTACTAAGACCAATATCCGTCCTGAAACTCTTGAGTCTACAATCGATGAAGTAGTCCGTTCATACACTGGTCGTGGTGCCACCGCAGAAGAAATTGCAAAATGGTCTGGCAAAATCAATGCACAGTTGGCAAAGCCAAGTAATTTTGCTACAACTACCTATACACCGCAGGGTGAGACAACAACTTTCCAAGAGGTAACTCCAGCGTTTGAACCAAAAGAGTACCTATTCCAGCAGATTGCCAAGACTGATGAAGCTAAGGCTAACAAGGTCTTTGGTTTTTACAATGCCTTCAAGAGAGCGCTAGGTGTTAGCTAATGGCAGTGAAAGATGCTAAAACACTCGTTGAGGAATACCAAAACGAAAGTGCTAAAAATCGTAAAATTCGCCTGACAGCACAAGAAGAAGCTACCAAAAATCAGATTGCTGACCTAAAAAAATATGGTCAATTAGAACTTGCCAAAAGAATTGCTGAATGGAATAAGACTCGTAATACTTTAGTACAGCAAATTGCTAATAGTGGTGGAGTAAATAATCCACGTAATTCCAGTTTACTAGACCAACTTGATAAAGTTCTCAAAGATATTGATGCTGCTGAAACCACAACAGCAAATCTTGCTGGTATTACACAAACTGGAGGAGCAAAAGATAATCGTCCAGCAGGTGTTCCAAAAGATGCTAAGTTCAATACTGTTACTGGTAATTGGGAATCTGGCACTCAAAAGTGGGATACTAAAGGTCAGGCAGTAACTGAAGTTACAACTAAGAAAGTTTCAGGCGCTAAAGGTGGAACTCCAACAACTCCAGCAACTACTGGCTCTATGCCATCAGTTCCTACAGGTGGTCCAACTGGACCTGGTGTAGCCGTTGGCGCAGGTTTCAATCCAGCACGAGTGCGTATGGGTGAAGAAGCATCTACAGGTGCTGCAAAGCCTACTGCTATACCAGCAACATTCAATGCTCCATTTGAAAAGATTATGGCAGAAGCCGTCAAACTTTATGGCGGTATTGATGAAATCTTTGCAAGTAATGATGAACTCAAGAACCTTCTTACTCGCGCAATCGGAGATCCTGCCACTGCTAAAGATGATATGGATGAAGATCAATTCATCAATCTTTTGCAGAACACAACTTGGTATAAATCCAATGCTGGACCTATCCGTCAACGTGGTTTTGAGAAGCGTCAATATGATGCACTTGTCAAGAAACTCAAGACAGATGACCCTAACTACAAGGCTAAGATTGATGAACTCAATCGTACATCCTCCTATGGTCGCGGATTGCAGGATGTAATAGAACTATTGCGCGAGAATGCAACTAAACTTGGTCGACAAATCAGCGATGATGACCTAAGAGTTATTGCTGCTGGTATCTATGACTATGCCAATGAAGATGATGCAGTCAAGATTCGTAATGCAATTCTAGGTGCTGGGACATTTGGCGCTGGTAAGGGCATTGTTAGCGGTGCTGCTGGTCAGAACCTAGCAACTTTACGAGCAGTAGCTCGTGCAAATGGCCTAAATCTTGACACTATGTTCAAAGACTCTATTGATACTTGGCTTGACAAAATTGCCAAGGGTGAATCGATTGAGACATTCAAGAGTGTTATTCGCAATACAGCAAAGGCTGGTTTGCCAGATAGAGTTGCAAGTCTTTTAGATCAAGGTGTAGACCTTGAAACTATTTATAGTCCATATAAGAGAATTATGGGTGCAGTTCTTGAACTCAATCCAGATTCAATCGATCTAAACGATCCAACACTTCGTGCTGGCATTGGGCCAGATAAAGAAGTTTCCCTTTATGAGTACCAACGTATGCTCCGTAAGGACCCACGTTGGCAGTATACAAATAATGCTCGTGAAGATGTATCCAACGCAGTGCTAACTGTTGCACGTAACTTCGGATTGCAGGGGTAATAATGGCAGAGTTCACAGTAAAACCAGAAGACTACTTACCTGGTGGACGTTTATACAACAAGCCAAATGTCGTTGTAATCAATCCAGAGGGAGTAGATCCAGTAGAAGATAAAAAAACTGGAATCACTTATGTTCCTGGTTCTCGCGCTGTTGATGTTACACAAACTGGTAAAGGTTATGAAAACTTACCAGAAAATGTCAAAGCTCTTCTTGGTGGCGGTGGAGGGTATAACCCATTCTCTACAGCACAAGGATATGTTTTTGATGAGAAGACTGGACAGTTTATTGTTCAAACCGCACCTGGTAATTTTTCTTTTCTGGGAGCAAAGTATAAAAAAGACGCTTCAGGAAATATAATCCCCGCAACTCCTATGTCTGCTAGTGGTGGAGGCGGAGGTGGCGGTGGAAATGGCTCTACACCTGGAACATATAGAGCTACGGATGGTAAAACTTTTACTAATGCAGACGCGTATGTTGCCTACCAAGCAACATTAGATAAGGCAATGGGCGAGCGTAAGTCTGCATATGATTTGCTCTACAGTCAATTTGCTCAATACGGACTACAGTCTTTGGTTGAGCCTCTGAAGAATCTTATTACTGAGGGTGTATCTCCATCAGAGTTTACGATTCGTCTACGCGAAACAGATGCCTACAAGAAGCGTTTTGCTGCCAATGCAGCACGTGTCAACCAGGGTCTTCGTGCGCTATCAGAAGCTGAATACATTGGTCTTGAAGACCAGTATCAAGACATTATGCGCCGTTATGGTATGCCAGAATCTTATTACAAGAAAAATGACCTAGGAACTCAGTCAGGATTTGAAAAGTTTATTGGCTTCGATGTATCACCTGTTGAATTAGAAGACCGCATTCAGACCGCACAAACACGAGTCTTTGATGCCAACCCAGAGGTGGCAAATACTCTACGTCAGTTTTATCCTGGTATTACTAATGGCGATATTCTTGCCTATGTTCTTGATCCTAAGAGCGCACTACCAGAACTCAAGCGTAAGATTACTGCTGCTGAAATTGGAGCAGGCGCTACTATGGCTGGTCTTCAGACTGGATTACAGCGTGCCACAGAACTTGCTTCCTATGGTGTTACCAAAGAACAAGCACAGCAAGGTTTCCAGACAATCGCAGATATTCTTCCACGAGGCGGTCAACTCGCTTCTATCTATGGAGAACCTGCCTATACACAAACAACCGCAGAACAAGAAGTCTTTGGACTTGCTGGAGCAACAGAAGCAGCCAAGCAGCGTAGGAAACTAACTTCGCTTGAGCAAGCATCATTCTCTGGCACAAGCGGTATGGCTGGCACAGCGCTAGGGCGCGAGAGAGCTGGTCAATTCTAAGCCTGCTAACGGAACGACTGGCCCGTTAGAGCGACACAAACACCAGTAGTAGAAGCCATACAGAGAGTCCCCGAATCTGTATGAGGTCTACGCAACCAACTAACAAGGGAGAAGGACCTATGTCCAACTACGACTACGAAGACGACGACTTTGATACTGATACCAGTAATGATCTCGTCAAGCAGTTGCGTAAAGCAACAAAAGCAAAAGACAAAGAACTCGCCGAACTAAAGGCGCAGTATGAGTCACTTGCAAAAGCAAACAGAGAACGAGCAATCAAAGATGCCCTCGCTAGTCGCGGGGTAAACAGCAAAATTGCAGCGTTTATCCCACAGGATATAGACCCAACTGAAGAGTCTGTATCTAAATGGCTTGAGGACTATGCCGATGTATTCGGTGTAGAAACTCAGGCAAACCAGGCGAAACCTAATGTAGATCCAAAACAGGCTGCTGCATATCAGCGGATGACTAATGCTGTAGAACAGGGAGTTACTCCTGAGTTCCAAGCACAGATTCATCAGAAGTTGATGAACGCAAATAGCCGCGAAGAATTGGATGAAATCATTAGAGCGTCTGGACTCTAACCGAACCTATCCGAAAGGCAAGATAAGTGGCAATTCCTACAGGTACGCTTACTTCGTCTTCGACAATCAGCAACCTCGT